CTGTGATTGTACCTAGCTTAGTATTTATTGTAGCAATATCTGTATCATTGCCTGATATATTAGTTGTTTGAGTATTGTCAACTGCATATTGAGCATTAAGAATAGCTACTAGAGTTGTCTCTGAACCATTATATCCAGATAAACTATTGTTAGCTAAATCAATACCGGCTGTTGCAGCTAGTGTCGTAATATCTGCATGGTTCTTATTTGCAGCTTTACGCAAAGTACCATAATTAGTTGTGTCCCATAATGCAGCAGTACCAACAATAAGATCAAGCGCTTCTGTTCGTGTCTCATGGTCTGCTAATGCAGCAACAATATCTGTTGCACCTGCTAATGGCTCAGTCAGATTAGTTAAGTTACCAACAGCTGTTCCCAACTCATTGGTCTTGACTCTCCATTCTTCAAATGTATTTGCTGTTGTTACGTTTACTGTTGCCATATTATCTCTCTATTAATTGTTTTAACATATCTTTAATTTCCGATACATCTTGTTCTACTTTATTTAATCTCTCAGCTTCTCGTGCCATCCTTGCTCTATTAGCAGAATGTCTATCACCTTCGCTGCCCATATTTATAACTGCACCTGAGTTTGTATCTCTTACCATTCCCGGATGTCCTTGAACTGGTATATGCATTACACTCTCATTGCTATAGCCCTAAGATCTTGACACATTGGAATATAACTTGTACCAGTAGATCTCATTACAATCTTAATTGCAAATATAGTAAATGAAGATGCAGGGGCAATATCATATACTGTTTCATCGTATGTAGATCCATCCGAGAATTTAACTGTTGTATTAGGTGTAGCTTCAACCCATGACTCAGCATCAAATGTTCCAGCCGTGTTACCAGTCTTATAGTACACGTCAACAAATGATCCGTTTGGTCTATTAATATCTAAATATATTTTAATTGCATCTGATGTATCTTGTAATTCAATTGTTTTAGTTACATACTTTGCTAAGTTAGATCCTAATGCCGCCGTTGTCTCAGCAGTAGCAGTTAATGCAGTTAACCCTGCATTAAATACACCAGCATTATTATCAATTCTATTACCAATAGTAATTACTGAACAACGTTCCATATCAATAACAGGTGATAGGTAAGCATTCGTTGAAGTGAATGTACCATCAAACTGTAATGTTTGCGTGGCCCCCGATTTAATTACTTTAGGATATAAAGGAGTATAGTCTTCGTTAAGTACTATAGCCGCTCCAGTAGCAGTAATAGTTCCACTTGACATTAATGCATCTTTAACTGTCCATGTTGCTGTAGTATCAGGTAATACAATCCCTTGTACAACTGGATGTATTGTATTCCAAGCTAGATGTTGAGTTGCAGTACATGCAGTACCACCACCATTACCAGCAGTAATCGCAAGAACATGACCACCAGGAGAACCAGCCGCTGTTGTAATAGTATAACTATCCATAGTTACTGCCACAATAGTGTGTGTTATATTTAATTCGTCTGCATCATAACCATTTGTATCTGCAAATCCAGCTAAAGTAACTGTGTCACCAACTTTAAAGCCGTGATCTCTATGAGTTACTTTAAATGTATTAGCCGCACCGGCAGCCGATGCTACAGTTGTTAATGGATTTGCTTCTAAAGCTCTTGAAGGCAATGCAGCATTTCTAAGTACACAATTACGTGAAGTTGAAATATCAAATACTGCTCTATTCAATGTGAACATTAAATCTTTATTCTGATCAGGAGTCCATGTTGAAGCATTCTGTGATTTAAATAATACACCAGCGTATGGCTGTTGGCTTATTCTATTACCATTTTGATCTTCATCACCAATCTGAGCATAACGCACATGGTATTTATTTGAGTTAGATATAACTGTTATTGCATATTCAACACCATCTTGTAAATAAACAGGGGATGGGAATGTAAATGTTGTTGCAGCAGATGTACTAACAGCACTTGGATTAAGTGTTACATCAGAGAATGGAATAATAACCTGTGTTGGGAATCCATTAACCATTTCTCTAATCTGTATTTGAACTGGTATGTTATCATCTTTAGTAGTAAAGTTAAGATCTACTGAAGTAGCAAATGCAGCTTGGTCAAGTAAGATAGATTGGGCAAGTGGATCACCCCAATTAACCCTCGGCGTCGTTCTTTGTCCTGTATCTCTACTAGCACTTTGTGTTTGAGTACCAGCCGAAGTTTTCTGAATGAATGGAGTTCTTGTTGAAATAATAACATTCTCTCTAGTTTCAATTAATCCCGCAGCTGTATACATTGCTGTAGCGGATGTTGTTGTTATTGAATCGTCATTATCAGATCTTTGAGTTAGTTTAAATTCTTTTTCACCAGCTGGGAAATTTAAGGCAGAGTTATTAGGTATTAAGAATGTACCACTTATTGCGCCGTTCGCATCGGTTGTTAATGTCGTGGCCCCAGCGGGGTGAGCAGTAACAGTATTAACACCAACTAAAGGTGTATAGCTTGTTGATGTAGTAGATACATAGTCTGCTACAGATGTACCATCAAAAAATGCATAGACTTGAGTTGCAGGTTTCATGCGTGTTGCGGAAAATTCTACAAGTCTTGTTCTCATAAATGGAACAAAGTTAACTTCAACAATACGATCACCAATACTAAATCTTGATGTTACAACCTCAATAGTTTGTTGAATACCTGATCGTGCAGATGTACCAGTCTGAAAGAGTCCACTAGTTCTACCACCGACTCCACGCCATTCTTGACCAGTCCAGTTAGTTGACCATTCGCCCCATACAGTACCTACCTGAGGCTGAAGGTTTGCTACCATCGCATCAAATTCACCATCGTTATTAATTACTACTTCAGGCCTTCTATCAACATCGCGCCATTCATCAGTAGTAGGAGTTAGTGTCATTCCACCAGTCCAATTAAATACATCGTAAGGGTTAACATTAATTAGACCAGAGTACTGCCCTTGTGTTATCATAGCAGCTGAGGTATATGGCAATGTAACTAAATCGCCAGTTCTAACTGTAGTAGATGACGCATGATAATCTAATGAAGCATTACCTTGAGAGAATGGAGGTCTTAATGTACGACTCTTTAAATCAACAGAGGCTTTATACTCTGAGGAATTAGATCTCGACATTCTAGTATTTGAAAATGCGTCTACTAAATAACCTGATTTCCATCTTGCATTATTAGATGCATCTAAAATTTGTGTATTCTGTGCTTCAGCTTCTAAGAATGAAAGCACACTATAATATTCTACTTGATTAATTCGTTTTTCAATACGACCAATATCGCGCATAGTAAATCTACGCTGATCTATGTATTCAACTTCTACTTCACCTGGATTTAATGTATATGCAGGAATAGTTAATGTATATAAATGCATTGCATCGGATGGAATATTTGGTTTTTCTGGGTAACGTGATGGAACGCCAGGCGCAACACCAAATGTACCAGCAGAATTTAAATAAACTTTATCTATTCTTGGTAGATAGAATTGAATATCAGTTGAGAATTGTGTACCTTTAACTGGAGCATTTGATATTGAATTACCTGTTCCTGTAAAGTTACCACCAGCATCTGATACGCGTGGTCTAAAGTCAACACAAGCTCTTAATTCTAAATCACCGAGCTTAGGAATGTCTGCATAATCGATTTGACCAGTGTATGAATCAACTGTGAAGAAGTCTCCTGTTGAATGTGAGAAGTATTTGTATGTAACAGTAAGTGCTACAGCCGCAGTATAGTTTGATGTGCTCTTTAATTTAACATGACCTACATCATAGTAATCATCTCTTTGTCCTGTATCTAATTCGAAATGTTCAGTAACATCAGTAGAACCTGAAGTCTCAACAACAGTTACTAATTGGTGTACGTCAGCATGACCAAGTGCTTGACCTTTTTCATATCCAGCCGCTGCACCATCATATCCTCCAGTCACACCAGCACCAAAAGCTACGGCCGTATTTGCAGATAATGTTTTAGTCTTATGTGTTAGAGTTCTAACCATAGGTGCAATTAATCTTACTGTATCACCTACAGCACCATCACTGCCGCCACCGCCTAAATCTCCAGTGGTTGGTAAGCCATCTATAACAACATTCGGTGGAGTTGCATTATTATCAATTGTAATATCACCAACTAAAACTTCTTCACCGCCATCACCATCATTAGTATCATTTATTAGAATCCAGTTTATATTAGCTGACTTAGATCCAAATTGTTCACCAGTAGCTGCCGCAGTAAATGTTGCGGTACCAGAACCTGATACTGTAGCCGAACCAACGATGCGATTAGTATTATAACTAAAGTCATATACAGCAGATAAGTTTGGATCTACTTCACCGTTAAGTGTCTTAATTCTTTTATATGGTAATTCATATATTAATGAGTCTGGACCAAAGTTGTAAGTTGCAATAGTCGCAGCAAAAGCTGTACCTGCCGCTGTACCTTCTTTGTCATCTAGTTGAGTTGCAACTGCCATACCAGTAGGATACGTTGTTAAATCAAGAACAACTTCAAATATATGTATTCTATATCTTGATCCAGCCGTTGCACCATCACCTGAAACACGTTCAATCGAACGAGCTCGGCAAGTACCAATTTCATTTCCACCTGAATTCTCAATAGCGATTTTGCCGAATGTAGTAATATCAGGAACGCCGGTCATTGCTGTGACTTCAATATAGTTATTGTGTGTTACCTCTGTAAGCTTATCTGAAACAACTTCTGATGTTCTTGCTCTGTCAACGGTTACATTAGTAGTTGATAATGTTTGGATTTCATAACCTCTTACATAAGCTTTAGAAGGCTCAACAGCAAGAGTTAATTTAGTAGCATCAGGACTTGCTGCTTGATGTGTTTTAACAAGAGCTTTAAATGGATTTACATAGTAGTTACCAGATTCGTCAAATGTTCTACGAGCTAGTTCATCTTCAAGGTGATTATAATCTGCGGTGCGAGCATTCTTAATAACAATGCCTTCTTCTAATCGAGCTATAAGAACAAAGTTACCTGTTGTCGCATTAACTGCTTGAGTAGATAATACTGCTGTAATAGAATAACGATGTGCACCAGGAGCTGATGCGTTAGGAGTTCCTGTAGCATTATCGTTTAATGATGCATCAGTACCTGAACTAACAAGAGCTTCAGTGACAAGTAAGCCGATATCAAATGACACATTGCTTGTATACTTAGATAATATAATTGTCTTAGCCTTAGCTACAACCATATGTTTCTTAATATAATATATGCCATCTTCTAGTGACACAATAGAGCCAAAGCCTGTAGGCGTATTTGCATTAGCATCATTAGAACTTGCAACAGTCGCTGTCTTACTTCCTGTTGCTGTTAATGAAGCGCCTGATGCAAATACTGCACCAGATATATATTGTACCCATATTGTTATAGAGTCATCACCCGAAGCTAGAGCTGCATGGATAACTTTAGCAACGTTTGTACCATCGGTATATTCAGTACCAACTATATCGGCAACTAAACCGGTGTTACATGCTGATAGTCTTACATAGTCAAGTTTATTATGCAAGTGAAGTGCACCAGGAACAACAACCGAACCTTCTTTAAATATATGATCTCCCGTAGAAGATAGTTGATGTTGTAATGATGTTTGTAACTGAGTTAACTCTCTTGCTTGTACAGCCTTACCGGGTCTGAATAATACTCTTTGGTATTTTTCTTTTGGGGATAATCCATCCGCTCCTGCGGTATTAAAGTCGTCCCAATATGGTTCTACGTTAAATGAAATTGCCATGTGTCTGTCCTATTTAAAATGCGACTACTAATCGTACTGTTTCTACTTGATCTGTTGCCCTGCTAGTTGCTGTTTTATTCTCCATAAACATAACATCACCTGAATGATGGTTAATTAAAGGTGCTGTTACTGCTGTGCAGTCTTGTCCTGCAATTGATGTGCCTTCTTCACGAATATAATCTAAAGCAGTGAATGCTACAAAGCCTGTAGCTTCGTTTTGTATATAATGTAATACACCAGAGGTGGCATTATATTCAACAACAAAAGCCTTAGCACCTGTTATAGTACCTTCAACAACTTGGTCTGACGGGAATGTATTACCCGTAGCAACCGTTAAGCTTGAACACGTATTATATGCTGTAGCACTTGCTATAGCACCAACGGTACCTGTACCAGTACTTGTTACAGCGATTGCTTTAAATACCGTACCAACAACGTAATCAGCTGGAGCTCCAGCAGTTGCCCAGTTTGCAGCTGAGCTATTACCTAATGTTAAGATTTTATAAAATTGACCAATGACCATCGATGCAGCACCAGAGATAGCGGCTGAGTTAGCAGCTAAAGTAGTTGGATTTTTCAAGATGGCTATTTGTCTAAAATCGTTTGCATCAGGAATAGAAGCTGACTCATCACCAGTAAATGCTTTATTAATTGTTACATAGTGTGCACGTAAATCATTAGTAGGGCTAGCGCCGTATCCACCTGGAGGACCAATGACTGGTCTTACCGCACCACCAGAACCACCACTTACGCTTACTGCAACAGTCGCGTGAGTATATCCTGTACCAGCAGCCGTCATCGTGATGTCTGTAATAACACCTGATGTAAGAGTTGCCGTAGCAGTAGCACCTGTGCCGTCACCTGTAATAGTTAATGTAGGAGTACTTGTATAACCTGTACCGCCCGCTGTTATCTTCATATTATATATTGCACCATCGATAGCCGCTTGTTGAACACTCCATTGATTTGTCAATGCAGTATCTGATCCAGCTACCGGAGCTGATTCAATAAGTCTAACTGGTATAAAAGTAGATGTTAAGAATTTTGTTACATCCGCTGTTGGGACAGTGAACATATATTTCCATATGTAACCATCTGATCCTGAGTGATTTAAAACTCCAGAAGTTTGTACACCTATTATATCCGGGTTAGTTGAGCTTGTTCCTGCTCCTGCTTTTAAGCACATATATACATTGTTATTATCTGTAATAACAAAATACTTTTTGCTTTCAATATTTGTATCTTGATCATCATTCTCGATGTATGTTGTACCAGATACCCATAAGTTTCTTGTTGCGCAATGAACAATATCTGTTGCGTCTAGTTTCTTCATGGCAAACATGTTTTCCCATAAAGTGTTGTTTGCATAATCATTTTCGTATGGAACCGTTGGAGAGGTGTCGTCTGCCCAAGCATTCGGCCTTCCCAGTGCCATATAGAATTGGTTAGCTGCAAGACTATCTACGAACTTATTCGTTGTATCTAATCTAAATTTACTTGTAATAATTGCTGACATTTTATTTCCTCTGTTATATGTTTATGAATATGTTGATGTACAATCTTGCACGTAATAAGTTATATCACTATTTTGGTTTACTCCATTTACTATATATGGTCTAGTATATGTACTTGTATATGGTTCACCAGCTTGTACGGCAACGGTATCACACGTTAATTTCATAACCTCTTGGTTATGTTGTATCCTTATATTGTTATTTATAGCATCTTGAAGTGTATAATGAGCAAAGTTTGAATTTGGACCTAAATATCTAAACTTCATGTTATCCCAATGATTCTGCATTCCAATAATGCTGAACTCTGAACTACCTCTTGCAAAGTATGTCCAAGTTTTCTCTAAATAGCTTCCAACTTCATGGAATGAAACTGGACCAATTTGAAGTTGTGCTACGTTTATATTTATCAGACCAGCAGCTGCTAACCAGCCAGGCTGTACTTCATCATTAGTTGAAGTTAATAACTGAATAAATATTGATACTTCCCCGAAGAATATAAATCCTGCAGGGTGAATTAGTCTTGTAAATGCATTCTTCCAATCAGAAATATTTTTACCAGTCTTAAGAACATATGAAAACTTTTGATAATAATAAGAGTCTTGTATATATTTTCTATCTGATAAGAAACCATTTGCTGTAGTAAACAAACCTTTAGGATATGTCTTAACCACATCGCTGTTTGCTAATGCACTTGTAAATGTTAATTTATATTTAGTTGTACTTGATTCTGAATATACTCCTTCAGCATAATCTGTACCTGGAGTTTTATATACATCATTTACAAATACAATATCGTCATCAAAAAATGCAGAGTTACCTGCATCATTATTTCCACTTACGACTGTAGGTGTACCGGATATTGTAAATGTATTCCAAGGGGTATACTTAGATTGATTAATTTTAATATCCGCAGCTTGATCCGTCCAGTCTCCATCTGATGGAACAAGTAAATCTATATACGGAAAGTATGTCTCAACTTCATCATCATATATAGTTCTAAAAAATGATGTGATTGATTCAGGTGTACCTCTACTTCTATAGAACTCAATCAAATGCTTATAGAACATCCTTGGATCTGTAGCAAAGTCTCTAGGTATAGCAATACCAATTTCATTCTGAAGCTCTGTAAGTAATGTCTCTTCTACTTCATCAATATCTCTTTGGATATCTAATGCGTTAAGATAGAATCCAGATTTATTTTGACGTTCTAAATATAATGCATATACCTTAATGAACTCAATAAGATCAGGATATGAAGTAGCTACATGTTCCGGTATTAAGTCATTAACATAAGATGATATATTATATTTACCGATATGGGCCATTAGCAGCTAGCCTCTGTTTCGTAATCGATTCCAGCAGTCGTACCACCAGTAGCCATAGTATCAATTGTTCCTGTTATAGTTGCGCCTGATGTATCAATAGTTAGTAATTCATTTCTCATAGGTTTAATATCATTCGATGCTGGATTAACTTTAACATCGATTGTAGTTTGTCCAGTAGGAAGTGCAGTTGGATTAAAGCCATTTAATGTAACAGTTCCAGTAGTTTCATTTACCGAACCAGCATTTGTATTATATATTATTCCATTAGCATCAACGATTCGAATAATTCTTGTACCGCTTGAAGTATCATAGAAGTCTTTTAACATACATTGCTGACCACTATATGTAAATAAATTTGATGACACATAAGAACCAAGAGTTGATGTAGTACCATCTAAACTATCTAACTTTTGATTAAACTTAAGTGAGTATGATGTTGCTGTACCAAGCACTGGTATGATCTTCTTTGTCATTCTAATACGAGTGATGTTAGATAGGATAGCAATATTAGTATCGTCTATTTTCTTCATAACATTACTTGCTCTAAATACTCCACCAAAACTTTTTAGTACGTCGGTATTATGTGAGATAAGTGAACTCCTTACTGATGTTGCCAAACCTTCTGCAGTTACTGAAGCAAGGTTCGGATTAAATTTAAAGAAAACCTCTAAATTAATATACGTATACTCAGGGTCAAGAAGGACAGGAGTGATACTTACAACATTTTTAGGTTTAAGAATATTTCCAATGATTGTTTCCTTTTGTACTGTGGTTAATACATCAGCCGATAAAGGCTTGATACTAATATATACTTTACCATAATCAGGTACATCATGATCTTCACCACCCCATACTGATACTGCTTCAACGTCAGCAAATTCGTTTTTAATAATAGCTTTATAGTCATCTGGTGTAACAGCTCTGTTTTGAGATACGTGAGCAAGAGGAGCATTAAATTTAATTGCCTCTTTAGTTTCTCTTGCTGCACCACCAGTAGCTTTAGTCACAAGTGTCATCGTCTCATCGGTATTGCCATTAAGTGTTCCTGTCATAGTAAACACTGTAGCACCATTCACATTAACACCAGTAGGTATATGTGAATATTCTATCTCAACACTGTTACCATTGCCTGGTCTCTTACCAACAATGTTATCACCAAATTTAACTTCATAATGCCCGTCTCTTCCTTCTTCTAAGAAGAACACTTCACTTGAACCATCTAAGTCAACTATATTACTATTAAGAGAATAAACTTTAGCTGCTGATGTTGAATTTGAATCGGTAACTGTTACCTTAATCGAGCTTGTGTTAACATTTACCATAGGAAGTATATACGATTCGAAATTATTATTTTGGAATGTGTATGTTATACTAGTTAATACCCCTTGTTCAATTGCAACATTAGAGAAATTCCAACCATCTGTTGAATCAAATACAATATTTTCTGTAACTGAATTAAACATTGGATATGTGACACCATTAATTATTGTTTGGAATGTAGTACCTCTTGGCATTGACAAAGGCAATGGAGCATTAGCAGAATCATGATTCCATAAAGGAGTTGCTGTAGTATCGTAATTCATTTTAACATCGACATAAGCAACCGAAGGGGCAATAGATCTTGGAGTATATCCTAATAGTTTGGCATGAGATACAACTGAAGTTCGTAGCTGAGCTGTATCAAGAAATGTTTCATTCAAAGCGAAGTTCGCATTCATAGAGTTGATGTGTGTTATATAACTTAATACATCAATGATGGTACTCATCGCTGAGCCATCGTAGTTATAATCATTGAAGGTTGTATCTGTTGCCTTCATATAATTAACTAGATTTAATTTTATTTGGTCAAAGTCTAATTCACTTGCTGAAATTCTGCGTTCTATTGCCATTATCGTATTCTCTCTATTGTGGTAGCGATATCTAATATCTCGTTAGTTGATTTAACTCTACCGGTTACTGTAATATATACCATATTCTCATCGGGCTTTGCGTTAATATTAGTATTAAGTACCTCTATTCTTGGCTCGTAATTCTTTAAAGCTATATTAACACTTGTTCCCATGTTCGATGCTGTTACATTTGTCATGTTCTCAAAGAGATATGCTCTTAGGTTTGCACCAAAATTATAATCAAATGGTCGTTCACCGTGATTAGTGCGAAGTATATTAAGACAGCTTTGTATTACCGCTGCATTGTTCTTCTTTATTCCAATGTCATTGGTATTAGGATTTTGCTTAAAAGTAAAATCTAAATCTTTATACGTTTCTTGTCGTGCTATCTCTGCCATATATCTTATTTATACTAATTAATCGGACCACCCGTTCTATCTTGGTTAACA